TGTAAGCGGAAGGGAAACTAAGCGAGACGAGGATGACCGGCGCCAGCTGCACCGTCGTCACCTCCGTCACCATATCGGCCGAGAGCGTGCGGCCTGCGGTTGTGATGCTCATTGCGCGACGTCCTCAGCGATCGAGAAGGTGATGCCGTAGATACTCGCAAGCTCTATCGACCACTCGGTGCGCGACTCAGCCAGCCGGAAAACGCCCTTTGCGTTGGAGTAGGTGATCGACGTGCCGCCTGTGTAGCTGGAGCGCAGAACCGGGAAGAGGTCGACGCTGCTGGAGGAGTTGACCTGGACGACCTTGTAGAGCGACGTGCCGATCTGAAGCCAGTCTCCGACCGCGAAGGTGCCGGTCGCGCCCGAGATGCCGAGAGTCGAGGTGTTGGCGGTCGCGCTGCTGACGGTCAGCGTACCGGTCACGTTGCCCCGCGGCGAGGTGTTCGCGTAGTCCTGGAAATAGAACGTGCCGCGCTGCGCTGCCAGCAGGAACCCGATCACCTCCTCGGCCGCGGCGCGCGTCATCGGCGGGCACTCGACCGAGCCCATCCACGCCTGCCCCGGCCAATTGTATTGCTGCGTTTGAAACGTGAACGGCGAGACGTTGCGCGAGGTCGCGCTCATCCCAGACAGCGTCAGCTTCGAGATGCGGAACGGCGACGGCGGCGTGAGTGGGTAGGAGATTGCCATAGCTTAGGCGAACGCTGCGCGATAAGCGCCACCGCGGCGCACCATATCGGGGATCTCAGCCTTGAGCCGCTTCCGCTCCGTCTCAAGGATCGGCACGAGCTCGGCGCGGGTGACGCCGGCGGCGATGTGGTAGTTGACCGTGACGCCGCCGATTCCGCCAGATCCGCCGCCGGAGCGCATTGCGGAGTTGGAGATAATGTTTCCTGAGCCGGACGGGATAAAAAGCTCTGGCCCCTTTTCGCCGACGATGTAAGGCCGCCCGTTAATCACGGGACCGCCAGCGGCGCGACCTGGAGGAGAGATTAGAGTTCCGGGATTTACAGCCGTGAGCGGGTTGGGAATTAAAACTGACGTAACGAATCCGGCGAGCTGGCGCGTGATTGTCTGATAGAAAATTAACTTTATGACGTCCTGGATAAGCGCCTTGAGCACTTCTCGAAACTTGCCACCCTCAAAAATCGCAGTCTGGAAAGATTCCCCGACAGCGGTGCCGATGCTGCGCTCAAGCTGGTAGCGTTCCTGCAAAAGCGGAATCAAATCGCGATCAACCTTGTTCCGCTGCTCTCGCAGTTCGTTCTCGGCTGCGATGTCCGATGCGAGGCCGGTCTTAGGCACCTTGAGCAGACTGAGTGAAAGCGCGTTGCGCGTCTCTAGGAGCGCGTTGATCTCCGCGTTCTTGTCCTTCTCTCGTCCGATCGCGGCGTCCATCTGCTCCCGCAACTGAAGTTGTTCCGCGTACAGCGCACGGTCCTTCTCAATGATGTTGCTCTCCTGCTGCAAGATTGCACCGCGGGACTTTTCTGCCGCCAGCGCTGCCTTCGCCTTCTCGACTGGGTCGGTCGTCATCCGACCGCGCATCTCGTACTTTTGGAGTTGGTTTTCTAGAGCGCGAAGGATGTCCTGCTCCGTCCCGTTGATAAGCTCGTTGTTAACGATCTGATCTGCGAGTTGATCGTTGATCTCTGCAATAACCACACGCGACCGCTCGAATCGAATTGCCGCGGCTTCCGCTGCCACGCTGAAGTTCTGAGTTCCGGTGACGGCTGAAGCGACGCGGCTCACGACCTCGGCGGTCGTCGAGCTTATCGCCTTAAACCCTCGGTCGATTGCTCCAGTCGTAACCGTCAGGCGGTCGGCCTCCTCGGTCGTCAGTCCGAGCGCAGCGGCATTGTCCTCTGTCTGGCGCAGGACCGCGTTGAGTCGTTGCGCGCTGGCCGCAAATCCGCCGAGAGTCAGAGCAGCTTGGAAGTTTCGGGAAACGGTCTTCACCGTGCCCTGCATCCGCTGAAGCGAGTTCTGCACGCTGGCGAACGCAGCCCGCGTCGCGTCGACGGCCCGTAGGGTAAAGGTTGCGCTAGCCATTGCGGTGTTGGGTTCGCTGCTGGTGGTTTAAGTAGGCGATCCAGCCGTTCATTTCGTGGGCTGGCATCTGTAGGACTTCGTGAGCGAACTTGCCGAGACGATCCGCGAGCGCGTAGACGGCGAGGAGGTCGGCACCAGCCTCGCCGCCGGCTAGTTTTTTAGCTCTTCAGCCTTCGGAGCATCGTCGGCAAGGATCGCGTTGGCGATGCGGCCTACCACGTTGGAGTCCGCCTTGTTGAGCAGCGTCGGCTTGTGTTCGAGCGTAAACAGCTTCTGGCCGTTGGCGTCGCTGGCCTTCAGAATTAGAAGGTCAACTAGCAACTCCATATCGTTGTCCTTGCCCTTACGGTAAAGCCGGTTCTTCTCGGCCAGCGTGACGGGAGTGGCGTAGATCGTCAGCTTCCACTCGGGAACCTCGATCTTTTTGGTCCCGAGGGAAGCGAAGTGTTCGCGAACTAGGTCAATAGCATCCATCCTTCACCTCAAACCGTCAAAGTGGACAAGGCGCCATTGCCCTCGATGCTGATCGAGCCCTCGACCATTCCGTCGAACGCGGCGCTGATGTCGAACTTCGTCACGATGCCGCTTCCGGTGTAGTAGGTGGACGTCGACGCGATGCCCTCGGGATAGAGGTTGACGGTCACGGTGGAGCCGATGGTCAGCGCGATCTGGCCGGCATCGGTCTCGTCCCAGTAGAGGTCGCCGTTGACGCTCCAGGTCTTCAGCGTGGCCTTCCGCGTGCGGTAGGTGTCGCCGATGACCGAGTCCTCGACGACGTCGGAGGAGTGAGCCAAGGAGTAGTTGCGGAGCTCGCCGATGGTGGTCGACGAGATTTTGACGGTGCCTTCGCGGCCTAAGTGGTTCGCCATTTTAGTCGGTGGTTAAATAGATGCAGGAGAAGGTGTGACGAGCGACGCCCCAGCGACGCTCTTCGTCAGGCTCGATCACATAATCCACGCTTGTCAGAAGGAGGTCATCGCAGACGCCGCCCAGGGTCACGTCAGCCAACACCGCGGCCTCGACGGCGGCCGAGCCCGTGTCGAAGAGGTCGTCGATGATCGTCGTCGAGCCGGCCACCTCCGCGGTGAAATACTCAACCATCACTTGCAGCGTCCGGTACTGGGTCCGATTTGACGGCGCCAGCGTGCGGACTTCGACTTGCTCGTTGACCGCATAGACGGCGGCGGACGGGAAGCTCGTCGAGGCAAGCGTATTGTTCCGGCCCTTGAGGAGATTCGCCGTGGGCACGACGCCAGCCTGCGTCAGCTTTAGCCCGATGGCGTTGCGGATGTTAGTGCGGGTGCTCATCGTGGCATATTCTCCTGCACGACGCCGGCCCCGCTGATGCGCGCGAATCCAAGGTTTACGGCGCGGTTGGCGAGAATGGCGTCGACTTTCTTCAGGGTGATCTTCGCGCGGAACTCGAGCGCATCATTCACGTAGCGATCCGGATTTGGAACCTTGATGTTGACCGCCGTGCCGGTCAGGAACGGTTTATCGCTGGTAAAGTTGTGCGACTCGACGCCGGCCCGCGCCGCGTGACGACGGACCCAAGCTGGCACGCGCTGTCCGGTCGCGAGAGCGGCTGCGGCAAATCCAGCCTTGGCCCAGCCGACCTTTGACTGAACGGAGTTGAGATAACGGTCGGCAGATGCGTCGCTGATCCACATCTGATTCTGAACCTGCCAGCGGCCAATCGGATTCCGGTCGACGTAGCCGATGCGTCCGTAGCGGTCGCGGTACTTCAAATGGAAGTTACGCATCGTCGAGACTGATGCGTTCTGATTCCAGAACTTCCAGTAAATGCGAATCGTCTTGGACGTTTCCCATCCAAGACGGACGCTGACGGTTTCAGTCCGAGCTCTCTTTGGCGGCGTAACCTTGGAACTTCCGATCCGCTGGAAGATGCCGAGAGTCGTAATCTGCTTTTTAATGGTCCGTGTCCTTCCGCCGAAAAGATCCGATTTGATCGCGTATTCGCCCTGCTCCTTTGCGGCCGTAGTTAGACCGGATCTTACCGGCTTTTTGCTCTTCCGGTGCTCGTGCTGTCCGGTCGGCGGCAGAATCATCATTATCGACCGTGCCACGTTCCCGCCCTCCTGCTTGATGACCTTGCCTAGATCGACGCGCGCCGACTGCGCCAGCCGCTCAAGCGCCAAGTCGAGCTTCCCAGAGTTGAGCGTGACATCGATCATATCACCTTCACGATATCGATCTCGCAGCCCGCGCCCTCCGCGTCGAACCGCACCTGCTCCACGAAGTAGGTCGTGCCGGCCCGCACCAGCGTCTGACTCTGAGCCGGCGTTCCAGTCACCGAGGAGGTCGTAAAGAACACCGTGAACTTCACGTCATCCCGGCGCTGATCCTCGAACTCGTCAAAAAGGTTCCGGCTGGAAGACCAGACGCCGGTGATCGTGCTGCCGAGGTAAGAGAACGTGATGCCGGCTTGCTCCAAGATGGCGCCCTGGTCGAGCGCCAGCTGCACGGGATCGAAGTCGCGGACTGCGGCCATACTTAATCGCCAACTGTCACAACGCGCGAGGCTGGCGAGAATGTGTCATCTTGAGCGACGCCCGACGAGACGTGCCAGAACTCCTTCCGCACGGCGCCGGCGATGATGCACGGGGAGGAGTTGATCGTGAACATCTCCTCGGCGTCGCGGATGATCCGCGGCAAGTGCGCCGGGGACTTCGCCCGCAAGATCATCGACTGCGGCACGCGCCAAGTCAGGAGCTTCGCCTCCTGCGCGTCGTCCGCGAGGAAGACAATCGGCCGCTTGGCGACCCGCCGGCAGGCTTCCATCAGCGCCCCGGCGTGGTACTGCTTGCCTTGGCTGTAACCGAACGGCGCCAGTAGGCAGATCTCGCGGCTGAAGCCGTAGTCCTCCAGCGGCGGCTGCTCGTCGATCAGATCGAACTCGGGCCGCTGGTTAAGCTGCGCGAACTCGGGGAAAAGGCCGAAGACGAAGTCGCCCCACGGCTTGCCGCTGGCGCGATACTCGTCGTAGCGGTGCGGCCAGATCTCTAGCTCGAGCACGCGGCCGAAGCGCATCTTGTCGCGCTGCTTGGGGTCCGACGGCCGCACGTAGCTGACGCAGGAAAAGAGCCCCCAATACTGGGCGAAGCACTCGACGTAGACCGAATGACCTTGGCCGGCCAGATGCCGCGCAATCGGAAGGATGCGGATGATGTCGCCGAGGCGTTGGTGGTAGACGATGCAGATTCTCACGCCTTAAAGACCATCGTGAGAATGTTCGGCCAGTCACCATCATTCTTGCGGACGGCGTCCTCTGGCGAGCCGATGAAGACCGGCCGAAGCCCGTTGATCGCCATCGCGTTTGCCAGCGTTTCCGGCGTGAAGTGCCAGAGATGCTCGCCTGGGCGGCGGTGCTTCCAGCGGTAGAGCCACTCCGCGCCGAGCGCTGGGTGATACCACGGCACCGAGACGATCACGCTCCTCGCCTTGAACCTCGGCAGCTGGTCAAAGTGCTCTAGCGAGTCGAAGAACGTCAGCACCGACCAGCGATTGATCTGCCAGTTTGGATCAATCTTCACGAACGAAGGCGCAGGATATGGGGAAACGTCGTAGCCGTAGCAATGGACCCAACCGCTACTGCGGTTGATCTCCCGCAGGAACGCGCCGGTGCCGTAGCCGACGTCGCAGACGGCCTCCGCGTCGGGAAAGAAGCGCCGAAACAGCGCAGCGCGAATCTTCGAGAGCTCTCGCTCTGGGTACTTCTCATAGCGCGCGACGTAGGCGTGATCGTACTGCGCGCGGATCGTGCGGTCGCGCGAAGTCAGCGCGCCGGTCGCTGAATCGACGACATACTCGGAATCGAAATTTAGGGCGTTGTCCATTTGGAATCTGCGTCTGGGTTGCGCTGCTTGAAGAGCTCGAGGCCAGCGTCGTAACGCTCCTTTGTGTTGTTGTGCTTGTAGGTCGCGTCCCATTGGCCCTTTGAGAATAGCGGGTGCCTATGGTGGAACATCACGCGCGTCCGCGCATCGATCACGATGCCATCGCGCCAGGCTCGGTGCGAGAACTCGTTGTCGCTGAAGACTGACTGGTATCCCTCGTAGAAGAGCTCGCCGCCCTGCCGGTCGAGACGCCCGCGAGTAAGGATCGCCATACACAGCAGCTGATCGCCGCGGCTGCCATCGTGAATCGCGATTGCCGCCTCGTCCATAAGCCCCTTGCCGGCGTTCGCGATCTCGGCGAGCAGCATCTCATCCCAGTTCGGGCACGCGATCCAGTCGTCGGAAAGCTGCACCAGCAGGTCTCCCTCCGCGACCTTGGCCGCCATATTCCAAGCCGCGACGCACGATTGCTTGGTCGAGATCACCGACTGGAACTGGCGCGACATCTTCACGCTCTCAGCATCGTCCGCGTCCACGGCGAAGATGTGCTCGATGCGCTCGGGATTCTTCGCGAGGTTGAGCCAATGGCTGCGCGTTGCGTTGGCCTGCGCGGCCCGCCCGCGCGTAGCGTGCAGGAGCGAAATGACCGGCTTGCCAGTCCTGCGCTGCACCGCCTTGGCATCCGCCATCCGGCCGGCGAGCCGTAAACAGCGAGCGAGGATGTCGTTGCCGGCCCAGCCGTACCATTTCGGCTCGTGCGTCCACGGCCGCTTTTCCGGCGGCGGAAGCGGCGTTTCGTCCATCTGCTGCGCGAAGTGCAGCGCGCGCTCAAATGCCCCTCGGTCGATCAGCGTGAGCGCCAGCATCGCCTTGGCCTCGCGGCACCAAGGTAGCACGGCGAACGCCTCGAGCGCGTAGGCAAGCGCTTCCTGGTTGTCGCTCGAGAGCTTGCAGAGATTGAGGTTGGTCTCGTAGCGGAACGACGGGTCGAGGTCTGGGCACGCCAGCGCGAGCTTGCCGAACTTGATCGCGTTGAACTTGTTACCCTCGCAGGTCCACTCCTGGTGGACGTAGAAGTAGTTGGTGGAGGCGTTCGCGAGTGCCTTAGAGAGAATGGCGCGATTGCGCTTCCGATTCGTGACCGAGATCATCTTCGGCTGGTGGATCCAGACCGGCGCCTCGAGGTCGGAGATCGTCGTCCCGCGGACCACGCGCAGGTTCTCGTGCACCGGGAAGCGCCAGCGATTCTTCAAGTTGAAGGCGTCGCGGCGGATCGCCCGCTCGCGCATCGGCCGCTTGCCCGTTCCGACGACGTCGTAAGGAAAGCGAACGAGCTGCGCGCTTGCCGCCTCCAGCGCGGCCCGCAGGCCGGCGGCGTTGTCGATGATGTCGTCGCAATCGCACCAAATCAGCCAGTCGCCGTCGCCCTTCTCAAAGGCCAGATTGCGCGCCGCGGCGAAGTCGTCGACGTGCTCGAACGGGAAGTCCGGGTCGTTCTCGTAGACCGTGAAGACGTAGTCCTTGCCGTTTGCGGCGCACCACGCGGCCGCCTTGTCCGCGGTGGCATCCGGCGCCGTCGTCCCGATGGCACGCACTAGCGAGAGTTGGTCGAAGGCACCAGCGAAGGATGCCAGCATCCGCTCGATGATGGCCTCCTCGTTCCCGCAGATGACACAAAGTGAGACGCGCATTGCGCTGTCGGTCGCGTCAAAAAGAAACCCGCGCCCCAGTTAAGGAGCGCGGGCGGCATCGGGATACCCGTCAGCCTTTAATT